ATTGATGTGACTATTCGGAATTTCCCCACAGTTCAAACCGTCAATGTACAGAATTTGCCCGCCCTTACTGGGAGCTTTACTACTCTTTCAGGATCAGTGGTTGATGTCAAGAATTTCCCAACAGTACAGACGGTTAATGTTCAAAATTTTGCACCTAATCCAACAGCACCAGTCACTATATCCGGTGTTATCGATATGGTGGCAAATACGCCCACGACCATATCCGGTGTTGGTACCGCAGTTCAACAAATAAAGGGAACGGCGTGTATTTTGGATACCTATTATATCTACAATCCTAACTCAACCGTCACGTACGTACAGCTCTTTGACGTTGCCGCTGCAACATCTGTATCTCTTGGCTCCACCGTTCCAAAATGGTCAATCGGTATTCCTGCTCAAAGCGCCGCTAACTTATCAGATGTTGCCTTGCAATTTCTCAACGGATTAAAGATAGCCGCCACAACGACAGCAGGAGGTTCAACGGGTCCATCAATAGGCGTCGATACAAATTGGGGATTCAAGTAGGAGGTATATGAGACAAATAATCATTCTCAATAATCAACTAAATCAAGACAAAACACAGACAGCAGATTATGTGTTCTGGATTTCGATACCAGTATCACAGCAGGTACCGAATCCCTCTGCCGTTAGTCTTGTCCCGGATATTACCCAATCAGAGCTATCTGCACTTCAAAGCGGAGCGATTATAGAGATGGAACAATCATCAATATTTACCGCGACACAAGATATGGCCGCTAAAGCAATTAGCGATTTCAATACCATTCAAGCGTATTACAACTCTAAAGCATCAATAAAGAAATATTCAGGGGCTTATTACGACGGTACATGGCATAACTTGCCAGCATAAGGAGGATTATGGCAGTAACAAAGTCAAATACACAAGTTCATAACAGCACGACATTGACCGCAGGAGCAGGTAATACAACCTCTTCCTCTCAAGATCTCACGACTGCATATGGGGGAGAAGCTGTGGTGAAGCTAACCAATGGAGCAACTGGCCCTACTGTACCTGCACAAGTACAGATGCAGGTATCGAATGACAACTCTAAATTCTATAACTATGGCGGTTTGATGATCGGACTCACATCAAATAATGGTGTTGCCTCATGGGCTATTGATATACCTATCGGTGTCATGTACGTGCAATTTGTATCAGGATCAAACACGGGACAAAACGTGACGCTGGATGTTGATGTATCTAAAGTAACGGCAATTTAGTATGTATGCAGTTAAACCGCTTTTTCCTCAACTTTATCTAAATAGAAAGCTCACAAGCGGGCTAGTATTTGATGTGCCATTTTTTGAGGGAGCAGGAACAAGCCCACTAGAACTCGTCAACAGAATGACCCCATCAGCAGTCGGAAGCCCTACATGGACAGATACGACGTTAGGTAAATCGTTTAAATCCATTGCAGCTAACCTTAATTACTATCTCTATAGCGCCTGTCCCACACAAATGCAGGGCATTATTAACCCCACTATGGAGCTAATTGCATTTCCTACCGATATCACAACCTCACGCAATGTATTCATAAAAGGGACAACCAGTACCCGTCACCATTATTTCGGTATCCGAACCGATAATACGAGTACAAACGCATGGTGTTGGATGCTCGACTATAGCGGCAACAATCCCGGATGGGGGTCACCAAATCCAACGCTGGTATTAAATGCTATCAACCATGTGTTTGTTACTCACAGCAACATAGCTAGCACATCTACTACCCCAACGTTCTATATTAACGGGAGAAAATATACGACCTATTCGTTTGCTGTTGCCCCTACCGGTACAATCAACGCAGATGACGCAAAGGTTGTGATTGGAGCAGATGATAGCCCCGCTCCTACCTCAGCAAACACGTTTGCTGGGAATATAATATTGGGCCGTATTTGGAACCGAAATTTATCAGATCAAGATATAGCAGAATTAACATATGATCCGTGGTGTATTTATACGCCGCCGCTTAGACAATGGTTAAAGAGTAACAGTATTCGAAGGTTGCCTGCGTTAGGTGTCGGATGAAAAAAACAGGTTGTCTATTTATCCTCTTTATTCCTCTTATTCTCTTCCTTCGTTGGGCGCGTATAGACGCAAGGACTTGACATTTTTCCGTTATCCTCTTTTTGTATGGACAAGCTTACATTCTACGCACCCATTGAAAAAACCGACGAAGAGCAGCGCATGGTTTACGGATACGCTTCAACTGAAGCGCTCGACTCTCAGGGTGAAATAGTCAAAAAAGACGCCCTCAAATCTGCAATCACTGATTACATGAAGTTTGCCAATATTCGTGAAATGCATCAGCCTTCTGCTGTTGGTAAAACCAAGAAAGCAAATATTGACGCAAAAGGGCTCTATATTGCAGCCAAAGTCGTCGATGACAATGCATGGAAGAAAGTAAAAGAAGGAGTCTACAACGGATTTTCTATTGGTGGACGGGTAAAAACCCAGATTGATAACCAAATTACAGGACTCTCACTGTCTGAAATTTCCTTGGTTGATCGACCTGCCAATCCTGAAGCGGTCTTTGATGTCTTTAAAGCTGACACAGTGGAAGAGACACCGAAGAAAAAGAAAAAGACTGTCAAGGCATATGAAATGCCGGATATGTCCAAAGTGACAAAACTCGAAGGCGAAAAACTCCAGAAGTGCATGTCCACTGTCGCTGAAATGGCTATGCTCATTGAGAGGCTCAACTACATCGCTAAACACGAAGAGCTTGAAGCACAGTATGAGGAAGATAACTCCCCGATTCCTGCAAAGTTAAAAGCCGATCTTGATGGCTTGATTGCGACGTTTAAATCCATGGTAGAAGAGGAAACCACGGAACTCGTTGAGGAAGAGGATGAAGAAGAGATTGTAGAAATGGCAGAAAAAACGAAAGATCTCAAAAAAGAAGATACAACCCAAGCAGAAGATAAAAAAGAGGATGTACCGCCAGTCGAAACCGTTGAAAAGCCCGTAGAAACGATTACAGAGCCTGCCAAGGCTGAAGAAAAGCCTGAAAACGAGCCTGTGAAAGAATCTGCTGAAAAGGGTATCGACCTTCAGAAGATAGATGAAAAGATTTCCTCTGGTGTAATGCCAAACGATGAAGAATTAACAGCGCTTCTCAAAATGAATGAGATTGACGTGAATGACAAAAACATCGGTATTCTTCGATACAACTTGGCTGGAAAGATTATTGAACATATCGAAAAAAGTTTGAAATCTCAGGCAGACAAAGATGCCACTGAGCTTGCGATGAAAAAAGAGCAGGAAAAAGTTGAAGTCACAAAAGAAGAAGTCCCGCATCAGTTTGATGAAGTCAAATTATTAGTTCGTAAATTAGAGAAACAAATGAGTGAGAATGCCGGCACTCCGTTGGATGTCGAGAAACCGCCTGCATCAGTTGAATCTCCCACATCCCCCGCTGAAACAGTAAGTACCGCACTTGCCGCCTTACAAGAGGCAGTCAAAGCGTTAAGTGCAGTGAATACTGGCAATCAGCTTACAGATGAAGAGAAACGACTGCTTATGGATGGCGTCAAGCGGGTGAGTGAAGTCACCAGTACCGGACGATTCCGCCCTGAAGCAGAAAACAAAGAGGGAACTATATCCCAAATGCCGGCAAAGACGGTATCTGAAGAGCCGACAGATATGAAGAAATTTCAAAGTGAGATTGAGGATTTGCGATCACAAGTTATGAAGTTGGCAAACATGCCTATGCCGGTAACGGTACGGGCAGCGTATTCCGTAGTAGAAAAATTTGAAAGTGGAGACACGAAGAAACTTGAGCTGGAGAAGGCAGAGAAACGATCAGAAGAATTGCAGAAATTATTGGCTATACCCCATGACAAAGCAATAGAGACTGAAGCGGCAAATCTGTCATTAACCATCATGCGACTTCGTAGGGAAGTCAATGGTAGTAACTAATCAAACCTATACATTTACCCCTCCACCGCAGAGTGTCCTTGCTCCCTCGAGCAAACCTAAAAGCCCATCAGCACATAAAAAAAGTAATTTTTCTTATCGATCTAAAGGGAGGTGATTAGTATGACAAATATCGAACAAACACTAGCCGAAATCAAAGATGCGCTTGCGAAAGCAGCCGTTACGAATTCGACATACACATTCTCACCAGCCACGCGGAGTATTTTTGCGCCGGAAAATCTTGATCCCGTGATCAAATTGATTCCTCCGACAGCAACTCCCGTCCGCTCTATGTTCCCTCGAACTAAGGGTTTTGGACAGGCCGCCGCATGGAAAAAGCTGACTTCACAGTTAGCCACAGGTGCGAGAGGTACGGGTGCAAACCCGGGTGGCGCAACGGGTACTGGATTTATTGCCGGTTTTGCTGATGGAGGGCAACCAAGTTCAACGACCCAGACATTTTCTGTTGTCACCGCCGCTTACAAAAACCTCGGTATCGACGTAGAAGTTGGCCGTCAGGCCATCGCTTCCAGTCGTGGGTATGCTGACGTTCGCGATCAGCTCGTCCGTTACAAGACGCTCGAGTTGATGTTGGCCGAAGAAGACATGATCCTTAACGGTGATCTAGCCGTTAATGCGAGTGAATTTGACGGACTTGCAAAAGGTATCACTACCTTCTCAGGTTCCTTGTCTCTCTTATCCGCATCTGGTATTGGAAATCAAGTGCAATCGCCGTATTGGCAGTATGCGCCGAACTTCCAGTATCTCGTCTGTAACCCACGCCAAGTGCGTGCATTAGCAGATGATTTGCAGGGTTCAGGTTCTATACAACGTATCGTTGTTGATAACCAAGGAGCAGGAGTTGGTGGTATCCATTTGGCAAAAGTGGTCAATCCTATTGATGGATCGCTTATCACAGTCGTTGCATCCCGTTATGCGGGACCAAATGCCTATCTCTTAACCGTTCAGTTGCCATCTGGCGAGAACGCAATGGAAATAGAAGACTTAGAGCCAATGTCGGTGTACGAACCGGCAACAGCCAACCACTCAGTAATCTCTCGTGTATACGAGACGAGCGTGCTCAAGATTATCTATGAGCCGTATCAGGCAAAGATCTGTGGACTGGCAACCAGCTAAGCATAGGTAACCCTAGAACGGGGAAACTGAAAAAGACCGCCTCACTGGCGGTTTTTTCGTGGTTTTTAAGCAAGAACTTGACGGCTTTACTATATTCTTAGCATATATGGCAAATCCACTTGGATACACGACACGACCAAACGTTGAGAATTTTCTACACCGTACATTCCCAGAAGTGGCAACGGATGAATTTAATGGATATATCCTATCTGCTGAGGCGTATGTCAATAATTACCTTGGGTATAACGGACAGACAACCGCCAGTGGCATTTTGACCGAAACAATCACCCGGGAAAAAACAGTAGGAAAGATCGATCAATATGGCAATTTAGTTGTTGATGTCATGAAGCCACCAGTGAATTTTGACGCTAACGGTAACCCACTGGTAACACTAATGGAGTTCAATTTCGGTGGGGTTCGTGTTTCCATGCAGCTTACGGATGGATCAACTAATGCGTTAAACACCTTACTTGAAGTATCAGAGAATAGAAAAAAGATTATTTATCCGTCGATTTATTTTTATCCGGTGATTTCTACCGTCACCCCAACGGCAAAGATGAATCTATTTAGTATGCGTGATGTGAAATTTTGGGTTGATACAACATATACCGGTGGGTATGCAACGACACCATATGACATTGTGCTTGCTATGAATTATCTTGTAGGAGATATGTTGCTTCATCGGGATAATCCGAATTTCGCCAATCGCTTCCAGCAGGGATCATATAGTGTGGATTATGGAAACGGTATTGGAAAGAATGAAAAGACTGTTGATGCAGTAAATCGATTATTACAACCCTATGTAAGATATACGTGGTAAGTATGGGAATATACACATCAAGCTATGTCTCAGTTGAACACCTCTCGCCTGATAGTACGAACAGCAATAAAGAGGGGTACGTTGCTGATGCGTCGCTTCAAGCGGTTCTTGTTAATATCCAGCCGTCGTCTCCTGAAATAACCGCACTCAACAACGGAGCGTATGGGAAAGCGCATACCGTCTTCACTACAAACTCTGGCATCCTTGAAACGGATCGCATAACTACCGTGAGCGGAAGCTATACCATCCAGTATATCGTCAAGGGGAAACAATACTTCAATTACGGATTAGGACAACATATTGAATTATATGTGGAGCAAGTCGTATGAGCGATAACTATACTATCAAATTAGACCAATTGGATAAGCTACGGGATGATTTTGCTAAATCACCTGATGTTATTCGCCGTGAGACACAGCATGCAATGGTACAGGCTGTAAATATAGTGAAGAATGCAGCGCAGGACATGGCACCGTTTAAAACAGGGAACTTGAGACGAAGTATATTTACGGACATTCAAGATAATGGATTCCGTGGTATTGTGGGACAGGATAGCAATATCGCCCCGTATGGCCCTGATATCGAATATGGGACAGATGCCCACGAGATCGTCCCGGTAAGTAAAAAAGCGCTCTTTTGGAAGGGCGCATTGAACCCCTATCGTAGAGTCATGCATCCGGGATCTGCCGCAAATCCATTTATGGCTCCAGCACTTGAGCAAAGTCTTGAGAAAATAAAATCAGCGTTTGACGAGGCGATACTGAAAATTATTAAAACATTAGCAGCATAATATGAGCACTATACAAGGCAACGGCATAACTGGATGTTCGAATTACTTAAAAAATACCCTCATTCCGAGTGTTACCAGTATCCGTTCAGCGAATATTTACGATCAGGAATTAACTGATCTTGCAGGGTTTCCCGCTGTGACGATTACCGTGCAGGAGCAGAGTGGATCATTTTTAGATAACACAAGAAATCAACGAATCTATAGATTTACCATTCGCGTGTTTATAGACCGTAATCAAGTCAACTTCGGGTCAAGCAAGGCAGAAACGATCCTACGAACGGTAGCCGATGAGATGACATTAAAGCTTGACGCTGATCCTACATTAGGAGGGAATTGTATCTACTCAAAGCCATTTGTTGCCAAGTTTGGCTATGTAGATCGTGAGCAAACGAATATTCGCATAATGGAGCTTCAGCTTGATTGTGTCGATGCAGTCACGTGGCGGTAGCAAGATCTTGACATTTTTTCTGTATTCTCTCAGTATATGGCATTACGAATTGGACGCCAAGGTTATTTAGGTTTAGGTATTGAAAGCACCCCAGGTACGGCGGTCGCATCCACGACGACTATTCCATTTATCGCTAACACCCTCAAAGGCAAGCATGAACCCATAAAAGATATCGCCGCCCGTGGTTCTCGCGCACAGGAATTTACTTCTGTTGTGGGGAAGCAGTGGGGCGAGGGAGAAGTCACGGTAAACGTCGATACACTCAATGTTGGATATTTCTTGAAATTAGCAACCGGTACGGAGAACGTCAATACCGTTTCCGCTCCTGTCTATGATCATATTTTCTATACGACCGTTTCCGGTAACACGCCACTCACCGCAACTCTGTATAACTATCAGGGTGTTGATGTACAACGGTATGCATCCATGGCGGTTGATAAGCTCGATTTTGAATTAAAAGATGCGTTAATGACCGTGAAAGCCACCTTTAAAGGCTTTTTCCCGAATTCTGGTAGTCACACACCAGCAACCGTATCGGGAACTCTGTTATCCTATACCTCGTACAAGATTCAGTTAGGCTCAAGTCTTATCAATGCTGCGGCTTCAACGGCTATCGCTATCAGTGATTTCTCATTGGCTCTGAATAACAATGCTGAGGTCATATTTGAGAGTGGTCAAGCAACGCCCAGTCGAGTATTCTGGAAGCAGTTCACTGCAAAGGGTTCATTCACTCGGTTCTTTGAAACAACGACCGATCTAGACAACTACTATAATCTAAACAAACAATCACTGATTCTTACGGCCTCTGGCACAGGTCTTCCGGGTGGATATAGCGAATCCCTCACGTTTAATCTTGCCAAACTCGTCTATGTTGATAGTGAAATAGCAACAGGTATAGAGAATTTTTACGCAATAAAGACATCGTTTGATTGTGAGGTCGATGTACTGCAAGGAAAGCAGTACGATATTGTACTTCGCAACTATCGATCTACCACGTATACATAGTATGGATACAGTAAATGTAATTACCTCTGATTTCAGAAAAATTGTTCGGAGAAATATATCAATAATTCCCGGTGCATGGGTTGAGTTTTATGATGATGTAACCGTGGGATCGCTTATCGAATCTCTTGATGATACTAGAAAAGACTCTATATTATTGCGAATAGATTTATTATTCTCTCAAATATCGGATTGGAATTTCGCGGATGAAAAGGGTGAGAAACTACCAGTCACAAAAGAGAGCTTCAAAAGATTATCAAATAAAATACTCGAGTGTATGATAAAAGAACAATACGAAGTTCTCTCTTACGCAGCAGATTTAGATAAAAAAAAAGACTCAGTAGGAGTCTGAGTGAGGCATTAACCACTAAGAATACT